GACAAGTGAATAGTTCAATCGTCCGGTACTTCACAAAAGGTACTTCTGTAACTCGCAGCCCGGTCATAACGAAGACGGGGTGGCTGAAATGCCAATGGTGCGGTGCAAGCCCGCCGCCGGACGATTCCCCACTCCTAGGGAAGTCGAGGACCAATATGGGAGACCTTAACTTATTAACGCAGTTGAGCACTTGTTTCGTGCTTTTCTGCGACTGGAGAATTGGAACCCTCCAATTCTCGTTACATACTCTTTGTTCCTGATTTCTGCTTCAGCTGGAGGTGATCAACATTTCAGAATATCTTACCACGCAAACTCCGCTGCCGCCGTTTCTCCCATACCCACGCTTCCTTTTGGAACTTGACCTGAGTCAGACTGCAAAAATGACTTATGTGTTGCTACTCGACCGTGCCACACTCTCGCAGAAAAATCTCTGGATAGATGAACGTGGATTCGTGTTTGTCATTTTTACGATTTGCTCTTTGGCTGAGCAGCTAGGGCGCAGCACTGTCAGTGTTTCCAGTGCGCTTAAGGAATTGGACGCTGCGGGATTGATTGAGCGCAGACGAACGCGGTTTTCTTCGCCCAATCACATCTTTGTGAAAATTCCAAATGTTGAATAGTTCTGCGTTTTTCACGATTCAAGAACCGCCAAAATCACGATTCTGTGATGCAGATTCTTAATGGCATCTGCAAAAGATATTTTTCCTATGCAGTATAGCAGCCTTTAAGACTGTATCGAAGAAAACTTTCACCTAACCAACGTAATAAAACAAAAAGAGAAAAACGAATAGAATCCATCCATTCCTTTCCGTATTTGCACCACATGAATGAGGAGGTCTGCCCTTGAACAAAGAAAAATCTGAGAAGAAGCCCACCACACGTAAACGTGCGCCGAGAAGTCCGAAGTCCGTGCGCCTGATCGTGGAACGCCATTATATCGGCAATGTGCCGATGAATACGCTTTTTCAGCGGCTTGCGGAAGAAGAAATTCGTAAAACTGCCGAATCGTATCTCGCCGCTGGCTAATTGGACGTTTTACTGCGGAAAAGGGCTTGCATCATCACGCAGCATCCGCTACAATGTGACAAAAAAGCAACTGCTTTATACTGCCGACTGTCAAAAGATGACGGTTCAAACAGCGAAAGCCTGAGCATCCGCACTCAAAAGGCGATGCTTATGGAGTATGCCACACGCAACGGTTTCGGGAATTGCCAGTACTATGTCGATGATGGTTACAGCGGTACGAACTCTGACCGCCCTGCCTTTCAGGAACTTCTGGATGATATCCGGGAAGGAAAGGTGGCAACAGTCATTACCAAAGACCAGTCCCGACTTGGACGCAACCACATCGAAACCGGAACGTATATGGAAATCTTCTTTCCTGAACACGGTGTCCGCTATATTGCAATCAACGATGGTTATGATTCCAACGAGCAATCTCAGATGGATATTGCCCCGTTCCGAAACATCATCAATGAAATGTACGCCAAAGACACTTCCCGAAAGATCAAGAGTGCCCTTCGGACACGCAAGAAAAGTGGAAAGTATATCTCCAGCGGCGCACCGTTTGGCTACCAGAAAGACCCTGCCGACCACAATCACCTTGTGATCGACCCGAACACCGCCCCCGTTGTTGAGTATATCTATTCAATGGCAGAGGAAGGGCTGGGGCTTCACCGCATCGCCAAGCGGCTCCACGATGAAAAAGTCTTGAAGCCGTGTTACTACAAGAAAGAGATGTTTGGCCGCTTTATTGATGATGAAAAGATGTATGATTGGGACAGTGCCTATATCAGTCAGGTTCTGCACAGCCCAGTCTACGCCGGACACATCATCTACGAAGCCAAGCCCACCGTGTCCATGAAATCCAAAAAGCGGCGTTATATTCCGTTTGAAGAACGCGCTATCGTTCCGAATACACATGAAGCAATCATCCCACAAGACCGTTGGGAGAACGTGCAGCGAATCCTTTACAGCCGTTCCGGCTGCTTTATGTGCGATAAGACCGACTACGACAATATCTTCAAAGGCATCGTCCGCTGTGCAGACTGCGGCAGAACGATGTTAGTCAAGGTTGAGCACAGGCGCAAACGTAACAGTGTTCTGGATCAGACCTTTTATTGTTGCAGCACTTATCGGAAATATGGTGCGAAAGCCTGTGACTCTCATAATTTGGAAGCCCGTGTTCTGCATGAAGCTGTCTTTGCGGACATTCAGGCACACGCAAAGGCCGCTGTGAGCAATCGGGAAGCCCTTGTGAAGAAGATTGCAAATCAGATGCACCTCCGGGTGTCCTCTGACCGGGCGCAGCACAAACGGGATTTGAAGCAGTGTAAAGCACGAATCGCAGAAATCGAAGACCTGTATGCAAAACTTTATGAGGACGTATCAAAGGGACTTCTCCCGGAGAAACGTTTTCAAATGCTTGCAGATCGCTACGACAAAGAACAGGCTGAACTGACCGAGAAGATTGAGCAGTACGAGCGGGAAGGCCGTGCTGAACACGATCAGCTGGACAAGATTCAGGATTTTATTGATGAAGTCAGCAAGTACGCTGGCATCACCGAACTGAACTATAAGATTCTGCATCAGCTGATTGACAAGATTCTGGTATCCAAAGCGGAAAAGGTCGATGGCGAATACGTCCAGAAAATCCAGATTTTCTACCGCTTTATCGGCCCATTGGATGCCATCGAGTAACAAAGTCAGAAAAGTCACCTCCGAGAACTATTCTACAGACGCAGGGCGTGAGGGCGAAGCAATCTTTCGCCGTGTGTACGGTCTGGTAGGCAGCAAACTCCCGGTCAAACGGCTGTGGATTAGCAGCATGGAAGATTCCGCTATCCAGCAGGGCTTTGATTCCTTAAAGGATGGCGCAGAGTATGATAACCTGTTTGCCGCTTCGGAGTGCAGGGCAAAGGCAGACTGGCTGATTGGTATGAACGGCACACGGGCTTTTACCAAGAAATACGGCAGGCGGCAGACCATTGGACGGGTGCAGACTCCGACACTGGCAATGCTGACGGAACGGCAGAACAAAATCCAGAACTTTGTGAAAGAGCCGTATTACAAAGTGGAAATCACAGGAAATGGCATCGTGGCAGAATCGGAACGGATGGCACAGGAGCAGGATGCGGATACCATGCAGGCAGCTTGTGATGGACAGTGTGCCGTAGTTGGCAGCATCGAGCGCAAACGGAAAGAACAGTCTGCGCCGAAGCTGTATGACTTAACGACCTTGCAGCGAGAAGCTAATCGCTATTATGGCTTTACCGCCAGTCAGACTTTGAAGATCGTACAGGAATTGTACGAAGAAAAGCTGGTGACATACCCGCGAACGGACAGCCAGTACATCACGGAAGATATGCAGCAGACCATGGCAGATTTGCTCAAACACTATGGCGGCGAAGCAGATGGAGTAAAGCAGGTGGTCAATAACAAAAAGGTCACTGATCACCATGCGATTCTGCCGACACTGGGAAGCTGCAAGCGTGGGGCAAACAGCCTGTCCGGGGATAAGGAAAAGGTCTTTGCTCTCATCGTCTGGAAGATGCAACAGGCAGTACAGCCGCCATACATCTATGAAGATGTTCTGGTAACAGTATGCTGTCAGGACAGGAAATTCACTGCAAAATACAAAAATGTCTTGCAGGCGGGACATACCGCAATGCCTGTTCCGTTTGCAGAACAGGAAAAAAGCAAGGATATGGCATTCCCCAAGAAACTGGAACAGGGCGAGGTGATTCCTGTGGTGAGCGCGGAGAAAAAGCAGGGCTTTACATCCCCGCCGAAAGCATTTACCGAAGACACCCTGCTTTCTGCAATGGAAAGCGCAGGCAACAAGGAGCTTGAAAAAGACACGGAAAAGAAAGGACTGGGAACACCTGCGACCCGTGCAGCGATTCTGGAAAAGCTGGTATCTTCCGGCTATGTGGAACGCAAAGGCAAGCAGATTCTTCCCAGTGCAGAGGGGGTTACGGCAATCGCAAATATCCCGGATTACCTGAAATCGGCAAGCATGACCGCTGAGTGGGAAAATGAACTGCTGCGGATGGAACGGGGCGAAACAAAGCCCGCCGACTTCATGCAGGGCATCGGTGGATTGCTGGAACGAATGCTGGCAGACCTCCGGCAAATTCCGACCGTACAGGAATCACCTATTTATAATAAGGTATCTATCGGGAACTGCCCGGTATGTGGAAAGCCCGTCTGTGAAGGCAAGCTGAATTTCTATTGCTCTGACCGGGACTGTAAATTTGCCCTCTGGAAAGAAAGTAAATACCTTTCCGGCATGAAAAAGACGCTCACAAAGAAGATGGCAACCGACCTTTTGAAGAAAGGACGTACCTATGCAAAAGACTTCTACTCTGCCAAAAAGGACAAGACCTTTGCCGCAGACCTTGTTATGGCAATAGAAAATGGCAGGGCGCAGTACAGTCTTGAATTTCCGAAAACACCAGCTAAGAAGTAAGGAGGGAACGATTGGCGAAATTTAACGATATTCGGGAACTTGCCCAGCAGAACGCACGGTGGGTAAGCAATTCTCCGAAAGACTGGATGAACTATCTGGATGTGGCGGCACGGCTGTACCGCTATTCGTTCAAAGATACTCTGCTGATCCATGCTCAGCGTCCTGATGCGACCGCCTGTGCAGAGCTGGAAGTCTGGAACAAGAAAATGAACCGCTGGGTAAACCGTGGCGCAAAAGGCATTGCGCTTTTGGACGATGCCAGCCCACGGGCAAAGCTGCGCTATGTGTTCGACATTGCGGACACGCATCTGGTGCAGGGCGGCAGAACGCCGATCCTCTGGCGCATTGATGATTCGGAACACCAGCAGATGATCCTCGACCATCTGGCAGATACTTATGCTCTGACGCAGACGGACAGCATGAATGCTGCGCTGATGGAACTGGCACAGCAGTTGACCGCTGAAAATCTGGAAGAAGCGATGGATGGTCTGGAATATGAGGTGGCAGACACTTTTCTGGAAGGACTGGATGAAGATAACCTCCGTGTCCGTTTCCGGGAGTTAATGACCAACAGTATTTTCTATACCCTTTCCCGACGCTGCGAACAGGAACCGCTGGAAGTGCTGGACGATGAGGATTTTATCCGTATCGTGGATTTCAACCAACTTCCGGTTTTGACGTTCCTGGGCAATGCTGTTTCGGAACAATGTGAAGCGATTCTCCGTGACATCGGACGGGAAATGCAGAAAATTTACCGAAAAGAAGTCACAGAACATCTTGCAAAAACTGCCGACAGCTTGTATAATACCAGTACGGACTTTAGCACATTAAAGCACGAAACTGAAACGAACATCACTGAAGGAGGAAAACCGTATGGAACTGACTTATCACCGCAAGGGGGACTACCTGTTTCCGAACCTGACCGTACAGGACGAGCCGATGAGCATTGGGAAGTACGGGATGCTGCGCAGGACTTATCTGAGGGAAAACAAGAAGAACTGGTATCAGAGTATGCTGATGAGCGGCAGGCTGAATCAGCATCTGGCGCAGATCGACGAGCAGGCGGAGAACCGGATGGAAGAACTGATCGAGAGCCTGAACGAGAAGTATCCGGCTCCGAACAAGGAAACCGAACAGATGGCATGGGTGGCACATCAGAACAATCTGACCGCGATGGCGGAAGAGATCGTGCTGAAGGAATTGGTGTACAACTAACCGCTGACACAACCGAACAGGATTTGAGCGAAGCAGAGGAAGAAATTGCCTCTGCTTTTTCTCTGCCCAGTCTGCCGACCGTGGAACAGCAGATTCGGGCAATCGAAGCCCCGATGCAGGCCCAGTATGCCGATGAGATCACGATTCCGGCAGAAGTTGTGGATGAAATCCTGCGGACGGGAAGCAATCGAAGCAAAAGCCAGCTCCGCCTTATCTATAACTTTATGACCGAACAGACCCCGGAAGAGTATACCGCTTTCGTCAAAAAAGAGTATGGCGAGGGCGGCAAGGGCTTTGAGATCGGCGGCACAAAATATGCGGTCTGGTTCGATGAGTTGGGTATGCAGATTGCCGTTGGCGATACGGTTCGGAACGACCCCAAAAACAAAGCATTTCTGTCCTGGGAAGATGTCAGCGGCAGAATCCATCAGCTTTTGCAGCAGGGAGAGTACGCACCAAAGTCTGTCCTGGATGCAGCCCGTGGCAATGCTCTGCATGAACACGCAGAAGCCCTGAGCTATATGGAACGCGATATGGCAGAGGGCGTGGCAGAGATGGTCTTTGCCGATACGTCCATCTTCTCCGGCGGATACCCGGAACTTACAGAACGACTTGCAAAGTTGATTGACCAGCCGGAATTTCTGGCTGACCTGAACGAACGTCTTTTGGGACTGGCAGAAGCCTACGCCGAAGATAAAAGCGTGATGCGGATGCCGTTCTATCGCCCGGACAAAGTATCCGAACAGTTTCAGAAGTTTGCCCTCCCGTTCCAGACGTATCAGGCAAGAGAGGGCTTTCAGTGGAATGAGCAGGAAGTCTTTATCACGGAAGATGAGATCAATGCTTTCCTTGCAGGCGGCGGGCCGTATTCGGATGGCAGGCTGGCAACGTACAGTTTCTTCCTTACCCATACAGAGAAAGCAGAACGCGCGGCATTTCTGAAAGACCGATACGGTGTGGGCGGCAGCAGTCATGCACTTTCCCGTGCAGATAATTCCCATGCCAGCTATGACGGCAGAGGTCTTGAACTGGCACGGGGCATCTATGGAAAGCCGGATGCGCTGGTAAAGCTGAACTGGAATCAGGCGGCTGAACGAGTTGCAAAGCTCATTGACCAGAGTTTGTATCTGAAGCCTGCGGATTACAGCCGGATGCCGAGTTACGAGCGTGAGCAGATGGCAAATCGGGTAATCGGTTTCTACCATCGTCTGCCCGATGAAGTAGAGCGTCCATTTAAGCGGGAATTGCTGAATGAGGATGCCAGAAAGAAACTGCCCACCATGCTGGCTGACCCGGAACAGGCGGTAGAGCTTCTGGAAAAGATGGATGCAGCACTTCTTTCCGTGCCGCTGGATTCCCCGGAATATGCGGAAAAATCAAGGACGGTTGCTGAACTGCACCAGTATGTTGAGGGAACGTACACGATCTTCCCGGAAAAGAAAAAGGCTGTTGAGATTTCTGTTTCTGAGACAGGACAAATATCGCTTTTCGATATTTGGGCGCAAGAACAGGAATCGAAAGAGCATTCAACCACCGCAGTGGTTGAAGAACCCCAGAAGCAGGCGGCAAAGTACAGCAGAAATGTCGGGGATTATCTCTATCTGGAAGATAGATGGATGTGCTGGAACGTGGATGGCAACCGAAGAATGCGTAGTAGAAAGCCAGCACTTTTTTCTGATGCAGCATGAAGTCTATAAGGAAAAAGCACCGAACGTGATTGTAGGTGCTTCTGGAAAACTGGTTTCCACTGAAATCCGAAAAGGGTTGGATGAGGATGCCAGAAAAAAGATTCTGGATTATCTGCATCCACCGCTGATGGAAAAGCCGATGAACCAGAAGCCGTCACTACACCAGATGGAACATTATCAGAAGTTCTATGAGAACGGGGAATATGTTCGGGCCGTAGAATCAACTACAGAACAGAACTACAATATGATTGATGGCTGTGCCAACAATCTCCCTAAGCCCCGCATAATCAACGGACGGGAATCCGTTCTTGATAAATTGCGAATCAGGCAGATGGCACGGGAAAAGCAAAAGAGTAGCCAAGAGCAGTCGGCTGATATGGAACGGAACAGGAAGTGATGAACAAGTCCTATCCTGGAGATATAGCAATCTCTGGGATAGGACTTGTTTCCACTTTGGTAACAAAAAGTAAAATATTTAATACATAAATCTCTCTAATGTTGACAATAATGCAGAATAAGCATATAATGAAAGTACACCAAAGGAGGGATTTGAATGCTGGATGTAAACATGATGATTGCGAACAATATTCAGAATCAACTGAAAAAGGCAAACAAGAAACAAATTGATCTGGCAGAAGGAATTGGAGTATCCCGGCAGACTATGAGCAAAATTATGAATGGAGCAAGGGCAATCAATGCGATTGAGCTTCATAAAATTTCGGAATACCTTCATGTTCCGATGGAAACCCTCATGAAAATGCCGGAACATCCGGTAGACACAAATGTTATCCATGCTTTCATGGGGCGGGTTAAGACACCGGAAGCACGAAGAGGAATCCAGATTGCAGATGAACTTTCAGATATGATTCTTTTCCATACAAAAGTGTATGAGAACGGAAAAAGAATGGAACAACCATGGGAGGATAACGAATGAAAGGTGTTTTAGAAAACAGCTTGTTTGAAACCCAGCCGCACAAGTTTGAACACCTGAATGAGTTGGCACGGCAGTTTGCAACAATCTACTGCGGAAATTCTATTGTGAAAGACAATATTTTTGCTGTAATAGAAAATTATGCACGGAAAAAGGAAATCCATTTGGAAATTCTTAGATTTCCTATCCATGATGAAGAACTATGGGCAATGACGTTCCTGAAAAAAGGAACGATTTTTGTATGTGTTAATTCAGAACTGGCGTTATGCAAACAGTTCTTTGCGGCAGCACATGAACTATATCACATTTATTGCTATGTCGAAGATGCTGACCAAAGTTATATAAAAAATGGCTCGATGCTGGATTCTGATACGGCGAATGAGACGGGAAAGACACAGGAAGATGTAGAGGCAAACGCATTTGCTGGATTGCTCCTGATGCCAGATCAGCTTTTATCGAATCAAATCGACCTGTTTGGCATAGATAAAGATGACATGGATACGGATTCTGTGCTGTCCTTGATGGATATGTTTGCGATTCCCTACAAAGCAACCGTACTGAGATTGTATGAGAGCAACTGTATCAAACGGCATAAGGCGGAAGAACTTTTTCGTGTTACAGCGGAAGATGTGGCAAAAAGGGTAGAACTGACCGGAAAAGCAAAGCGTTGGCAGCTTGATGGATCGGGGACAGAATCTTTCGGGACACTTTTAGAAAAAGCGGATTATAATACTGAGCATGACTATTTGACAGAGAGCAGAGAAAAGGAAGATTGGAAATACATCTCTGAACTGAAAAAAGAGCTTGGTATGAATTGAGAGGTGTCCGATGAAGATAGAAAAATATGCCTTGCTGGACACCGACTTTATTTCAAAGACGCATTTTATTCACGGTGACACAGAAAAATGTCTGGTAGACCTTGTCGTGGAAATGCCTGGATATTGCTTTTTCTGTCACAGCCAAATCATCAAAGAGTTGAGCCGTCATAATCAGCAGGCAATTGGTTGGTTACAACACAAAATCAGCGAGCAAAAAATACAGTGTTATACAGATGAAGAAATTCTGAATGAACTTGTAAAGATTCGTGGCGATTTCGCTTGTAGCACATATACGTTGATGTTGAAGGACGCTTGCGATGCTTTTTCAAAATCGTATTTCAAAGAACACTATCAAACGCTTGAAAATTTTGATGTTGTGACTTCTACGAAACAGGATTATTTGAAAACTCTTCAAAAAGCGGATGATGAGATTGGAAAACATAACAGCTTGGGCGAAATAAAGTCGTATGTTTTGTTACAGTTACTTTCTTTGCTGAAAGGCGAGCAGGTGTATGTGTTCTGCTCCGATGATAAGGCAGCACGAAATGGAGCTATCAGCTTCAACAATGTACGGTGTATCAGTGCATTATCGGCATTCTTGAGGTTGAAGAAAGAAATCTCGTGGACATTTGATGCAGCGGAACCATACATAAATTCTTATGTTCAGTTCTGTGGGGAACATAATCAGCAGACATTCAGAGTAATGGAAGCATCTGTTGTTGCCCGGATGCAGAGGGTTCCCTGCAAACAGGCGTTGGAAGAAATATTTCAGGATCGCTTTGTGGAATTACAAAATGGTTTCTTGAAATACAGGGACGCTTAAAGACTGAAAATAGTGCAAGAGCCACCATAGGCTTACCCAACAAAAGGGTAGCGTATGGTGGCTCTTTTTTGCTTAAAGGGTCTGTTCTGTTCGCTGAGTGTGATCTCGAATGTGGTGCTGCCCCAAGATGCTGTCAACATTGGCACAGGCTGTTCGCAATTCTTTTTGATAATCTTTATAATAGGTATAGGTGTCGTACTGAGCCGCTTTCAAGGCAAGCAACCGTTCTTTTTCAAGCTTCAAATCTTTCATCTTCGGAAGTGAGCCGTCTGGATTTTGTGCTTTCAGAATCTGGGCGGCTTTTTCGTGCTTCTCAATTTCATCAGCGTGATCCTTGCGAAATTTTCCTTTGAAGCGAGCTTTCAAAAATTCATTGTAGGTGGATTTTGTGGAAAGATACTGACCCAGATAGTGGATTTGCTCATTCACAGATTTGATTTGTGTTTCGGTGTCCTTTGTCTTTTGCCGTGCATCGTGCATCTGTAATGTGATGCTATCGTAGGTTGTCTGTAAATTTTCTCTGGTATCGAATCCGTTTTCCTGAATGTAAGCTACGGTCTTTGCCATCTGCTGAAGATTGGAAATTTTGACTTTTTGAGCATAAGCTCTGCTCTGTTGAGCCTTAATACAGTTCTGCAAGTCCACAACAAGACGCAGATCAGAGCGAATGAAGAGAATGGCAATCGGGTCTGCATGGTAATCGGGCATGGTCTGTCGTTGCTTTTCTTCTTGCTCAGCAGCAAGTGCATTGGCTTCAAAAAGATTGAGCAAATAATCTTTATCAAAATTTGTGCCTAAAGAGCGACCAGAAATGTACTTCTCTCGCTCTGGATGCAGATAGCTATATCTTCCCCGATTTTCTTTCACATGAATCTTATACTTTTCAAATAACTGGCTTTGAAAATCTTCAAACGAAATTGCGGAGGAAGAAATCTCTGAAACGGCATTCCGAACAAACTGCTTACGAGTCTGAAATGTTGTTTCCATTGGATTCATGCCATCAGCAATGATCTGTTCGTTTATATCTTCCAGCTCTTTCTGACCTCGCTTTTGCAACCAGTATTCAGCTTCAGTGATTTTATGTTGAGCCGGAGAGAGAAGATCGACCTGATACAGATTTTCACGCTGGCATAGATTCATAAGTTCTTGCTGTAAGTATTTTAGATAATCTTTTGTCAGGTGATGTTTGTATCCTGCTTTGCAGTCAATGCTGCGTGTGGTGTATGACTGTGGCTCTATGTCCAGTTTCCGTAAGCTGTTGATTATGATATGAACATGGATGTTGCCACTGCCATTATGTCCATCCGTGTGAGTACAGACCAATGCTTGATGGCCGGGAAGATGATTCTTCACAAATTCAAGTCCCAGGGTTTGTGCTTTCTCGCCAGTAAGATGGTGTTCGTCTTTATCGCGCGGATCAAAACTGATGATATAGTGATGGGACTTGACTTCGTCGTATCGGTAGTTTTTTCGATACTGGTCATTGAGCATTTCGCACTCAAGATCAAAGGTGTCGGGATTGCAGTTTACTCCATTCATGTGAAATTCGCTGCGGAGCATCATGCTCCCGTTTTCATCAAGGAGCGGTTTTAAGTGTCGTTCATCATGCTGGTATTTCAAATAGCAGACTGCCGCACTGTAATCAGCGTTTTTTATTGCGATGTGTTTTAACACGGCCATGATAGGTTCCCCCTAATTTGATTGCTTCCTGCCGAAGCTGCCATAATGCAGTGAGATGGCGGTTGATCTCGTCCTGCATTGACTTGGAATAGAAACCGCCAGAGTGGAAGTATTGGGCAATCTGATTTAGGTTGTTGCCGATGGCAGAATACTCAGCAATCAGTTTTTGAAGTTCGGGAAGTTCTGCAGTGATGTTGTAGTGGACTTCGATGCGTTCGTCCAGCGCACTCTTCCTGACATAAACGGCAACCGGATAGCCTGCCTGTTCAGCAGAAATGGAAATAGAAGCGTACTCGGCATCCGTAAAACGTACCATTACGTTATTTGTTCTTTTTATCTGCTCGCACTTTTTTCTTCTGCCCATAGATAGAAACTCCCTTCAAATTTATTTGCGAAGCAAATCCCGACAAGCCGTAGGCGGTCGGCTGCGACCACTTTAGTGGAAGCCAAATAGCCAAAATCAGAGATTTTGTGCGTACCGAGGGAATGGGGAAGCGGAATCCCCATCAAGATTGCCGGTAACGAAAAATCACGAAAGTGAATTTTGAGTTACTCCAGGCGAATCTTGCCCTACTTACGGTGAAGCCGTTGCCTTACGCATTTTTCGGGTTCTTCTATCTTTAGAATCGGGCAGAGCGTGTTTCGCAAGGTGTTTTTGAAAAAAGACAAAAAATTTTTGAAATACCTTGCGAAATGGCCTTTCTCCAATTCTATAAGTGAAAGAGGCTGACACACCACCCCAAAAACAGAAAGGAATGAGTGAATGACCGAAACAACTGCACGAACCTATCACACCATGGAAAGCCTGCGCCAGATGGCACAGACCGATCTCCGTAATGTGAACCGCAAGGAACTGGTAGACATCAACGAAGTGGAAATTAGAAAAGACTTGTCGCAGCGGGAGCGGATGGTCGATTTCATTTCGCAGATCAAGAACCCTTATTGCTATCTCGACAAGGGCATGGTAGTGAAGATCAGCTTTGCGGGAGAGAACCGATTAGAGGACACACTGAAAAAATGCGCACGGACGCATCGGAGATAAAAAAGAAGAAAGCAGAAGAAAATTTACACTTTAGCACATTAAAGCGTTGACATGGACCGCGAAATATGAGATAATGGCTTTGGGTCAAAACAGAATATGCTAACTAAAGCCGATAATTTTCTTGGTTTATTGTCAGAACGACAAATAGATTAAGGAGGTTATCGGCTTTTTATGTTTTTTCAGGAAAACGGACAATATCGCTGTGCTGTGTATCTTCGATTGTCACGTTCGGACGGCGATCAGCAGGAAAGCAACAGCATCAAAAATCAAAGAGCTTTACTGAATGATTATCTGGGAAAGCACCCGGAACTGCATAAGGTCGATGAGTATGTAGACGATGGATACAGTGGTACGAATTTTGAACGCCCGGATTTCAAACGGATGATACAGGACATTGAGAATCGGAAAATCAACTGTATTATCGTCAAGGACTTATCACGATTCGGCAGAAACTACATTGAAACAGGACGTTATCTGGAAAGAATCTTTCCATTTATGGGAGTCCGGTTCATCGCCATCAACGATCATTATGACAGTGCGGAAGAAAACGATGATAAGGGACGTATCCTGATTCCGTTCAACAATCTTATCAACGATACCTATTGCCGTGACATTTCGATGCGTGTCAGAAGTCACTTGGATGTGAAACGAAGAGAAGGTCAGTTCATTGGCAGTTTCGCAGGGTATGGGTATCGCAAAGATCCCAAAGACAAAAATCATCTGATTATAGATGAATACGCTGCGGGCATTGTGCAGGAAATATTCAAACAGAAATTGAACGGAATGAGTTCACAGCGCATTGCCAGTCACTTGAACAAACTTGGTGTCCTGCCGCCGAACGAGTATAAGAGAGCCAATGGATTTAACTATACCTGCGGTTTTCAGGCTGGGCTGAATCAGAAGTGGACAGTGGTTTCCGTCAATCGTATTTTGAAAAATGAATCCTATACGGGAACATTGATTCAAGGCAAACGCAGGAAAATCAATTATAAAGTAAAAAAGAGCCATGATGTTGGAAGTGAAAACTGGATTCGGGTGGAAGATGCGCATGATGCCATTATCAGCAAAGGCGAGTTCCAGCAAGTACAGCAGTTGTTGGAACTGGACACTCGTACCGCACCATCGCAGACAACAGTTTATCCATTATCGGGTTTTCTGCGCTGTGCAGACTGCGGGCAGAATATGATTCGCCGCACGGTGACGAAAAACGGAAAGAAGTATCAATACTATCACTGCTCTACCTATAAGAATGGCGGTGGCTGCACACCGCACATGATAAACAGTGAGAAGCTGACGGAAAGTGTTCTGGCTGCGATTCGGCATCAAGTGACACTTCTTGTAGAAGCGGAAAAGGTACTCTCCAATGCAGAGTTGGCAAGCAGCGAACAGATTGGCATAAAGATTCTGGACAGCCAGATCACTGCACTGGAAGCTGAATTAGAACGGTACAGTAATTTGAAAATCCGTCTGTATCAGGACTTATGCGATGATGTTGTCAGTCGGGAAGAGTACGGAGAAATGAATACTCGCTTTGCGCAGAAGATAAAAGAAGCACAGGATAAGATTCAGGAAATCCACGAAAAGAAGCAGGATGCATTAAAGCACGACACACTGCTTCCTACTTGGTTGGAAGAATTTAAGCAGTACGAACATATCAAAACGCTCGAACGCAGGGTCGTGGTGGAACTGATCGACCACATAGATGTTCATAGCAAAACAGAGATTGAAATTCATTTCTGCTTCGAGGATGAACTGCACAGTATCACAGAAAAATTTATGGAATATCAAGCACATCATGGAAATGAGGTGGCAGAGGAATGAAATGGGTCAGTTATACAAGGTCGATTTCCAGCAGGATCGGAGAAGAAAATCCATCCAATACGATTGCGGAACAGAATGAGCGCATTGCACGGTATCTAAAAAAGTGCGGGTGCAGCGTATCCGAAAAATACAGTGACCGCAGGAGAACAGCAGAAGCCACGGAGGGCTTTGACAAATTGGTACAGGATGGGATGGCTCGGAAATTTGATGCAGTTGTTGTGGATTCTATCTTCCGCTGTGGAAGAACCCTTCCGTTTGCCATTGAAGCACTGCAGAGGACGTTCTATCCGCTTGGTATCCAATTTGCAGTTGTGGAAGATGACTTTTGCAGTGCAGACAAAACTGCCGAAGAAGTTGCAGAGTATTTCAATGGAAAGACCATTGATAAGATTCGTTCGGAATTTATTACCAATCGCCAGAATCACTTTGAAGAAGGTACATTGACCCATCGACAGGCTAAATATGGTTATGCGCTGTCGGAAGATCGCAGAAACCTTGTTCTTAATCCTGAAAGCGCACAGGTTGTAAAGCTGATTTTTCAGATGTATCTGGAAGATATGAAAATCCCGGAAATCGCAAGAGCATTGGATGTACAGGGCGTTCAAACACCGCAAGTCCAGATGGCAAAGAAAAAAAGATCAAGAACAAAAAATAAGTGGCAGGATTCAACAATTCGCTCGATTTTGAAAAATCCACTCTATATCGGAAAGTGTACGCTGACACTGGCAAAGGCAAAGCGAGAATTGGAGGTTCCGGCGATTGTTTCAAAGACGGAATTTCAGAAAGCTCAGAAAAAGTTGGAATCTACGAGGTTGCCTTCGAGAAAAAAGGCTCGAAAAAAACCAAATCTGCTCTTCAAAAAAATCTATGACAAAGAAAGCGGAAAAGGTCTGCTGTGCAGAACATCAGAAGATGAAAGCCAGCAAATCTATTCGTTTGACAAGGGGTATGGTTTTGCCTACATTTTCTACATAAGCCACAGACAGCACCCCGGTGTGATCCGAAGTGCAGCTGTGGCTTATGCGGGATTTTTTGTTATATGGTCAACGGGTTACAAAATCAGATTCCCAAACCGTACAAGATTGCTTTCAGCTCTTTTACCATCCGGGTCAGAATTTCCTGTTCGATTTCATTGCAGTCCAAGAGCAGACGGTGAATTTCGGAATTTGAGGTTGAAGTCGAGTGCATCAAACTATCTACCAGCAAATCATCAGTCGATACGTCAAGAGCATTGGCAATATCAACCAAGGCATCAAGACTTGGGCGTTTGATAGCGGATTCAATTACGCTAATATGTTTTCGTGTCATGTTAAGCTGCTCTCCCAGAGCCTCTTGCGTGATACCAGCTTGTTTTCGGGCATTTGAAATGCGCTTGCCCAAAGCTTTATAATCAGTAGCCATGTGCTTTTCTCCTTATGATTACCCGCATAAGGCAGTACAATTATCTCGCATGATGGTGGGCAGAGCAACTCTATATCAAAGGTTCTAAGACCGCAAAGGGACACACGGCTAACTGCTCTGTGGTCTTAGGATATTTTGCTACCCATCAGGTAGCAAAAAGCAACTCATGCTACCTGATGGGTAGCAGTCAAAACGCAACAAATGCTTTATAATAGAAGTGGGAAAAGACTGCGAATAGGAAGGTGAGACGATGGCAGACAAGATAGAAAAAGGAATTCTTACATTATATAGTGATGTACAGGCAACTTCTGTTCGCTGGTTGTGGTATCCATTCATTGCAGTGGGAAAGATAACATTGCTACAAGGCGATCCCGGCGATGGAAAATCAACCATGATGATGAATCTGATTGCGGAACTTTCTAAGGGTGGGAAAACACCGGATGGAAAGCCTGTTGGGATGCCGCAGAGGGTTATCTACCAGTGTTCGGAAGATGGAGTATCAGATACCATTAAACCCAGACTGGAAAGATGCGGCGCAGATTGTAGAAAAGTAGCTTTTATCAATGAAGAAACATACAGCGGTTTGACATTGGATGATGAGCGCATCCGGCAGGCAATTATAGAATTTCGCCCATGGCTTGTAGTCATAGACCCGATTCAGGCGTATTTAGGGAGCGATTCTGATCTCCAGATTGCAGGGAGAGCCAGAAAGCTGATGCAGAGACTTGGAATGTGGGCATCAGTTTATGATTGTGCTATTGTACTGATTGGTCACCTCAATAAGAAAGAGGGAACGAAAGGTCTGTATCGGAGTCTTGGCAGTATAGATGTTGTGGCGGCAGCTCGAAGCGTTTTGCAGGTGGAGCGTGACTCGGAAGATGCGAATATACGCATTGTCCGGCAGATAAAGAACAGTCTAGCTCCGTCGGATGGAGAAATCCGATTTTCCATAACAGCAGAGACAGGTTTTCAATGGCTGGAGTGCCGGAGTGCATCCATTCCATCGGCAGAACCTGAAGTGCCGGAATTTGCGTCAAAAACAGAAAAGGCAGCATATCTGATAAAAAAGTTGCTTTCTGATGGCGATATGAGTGCAAGAGAAATCTATATGCGGATGAAAGATGAAGGAATCAGCCGTAGAACCGCAGAAAATACGAAGAAAGAACTCGCTATCCGAAGTTATCGGAAGATGCGACAATGGTATTGGAGCATCCATACGGGAGAATGAGGAAAAGTACATGATTATCGGTGAAGTAGAAGCAGTAGACCGTAAGCAAAAAATCAGAGACCGTTATAAGGGCGTGGATATATCAGAATTGGAGGTCATCCCTGCCAAAATCATAGAAGATTTGGAAACGAGTTCTGTGATTCGGCGTGTGGCAGCATATATCCGTGTTTCCACCGATAATGATGAACAGACTTCTTCGTATGAACTTCAGAAAAACTATTATACGGATTATATTCAGGCACAGCCGGGATGGGTATTTGTTGGAATCTATGCGGATGAGGGCATTAGCGGCACATCTCTGGAACACCGAAAAGGGATGCAGCAGTTGATTGAGGACTGCAAGGCAGGCAAGATTGACCTCGTTCTTACAAAATCCATTGCCCGTTTCGCTCGAAATATCGTTGATTGCCTTTCTGTGATTGAACTTCTGAAAAATCTGAATCCGCCTGTGGGTGTGAAATTTGAAGCGGATAATATCTATACGCTGGACAGCAATGGACGCATGATTTTGACGATTCTGGCATCTGTGGCAGAGGAAGAATCGCATTCCAAATCTATCATTATGAACTGGTCGATTGATCGGCGGTTCAGCCGTGGCTTGTTCCTGACCCCTGCATTGCTTGGATACGATAAAGACGAGGAAGGCAACCTTGTAATTAACCCGGAGGAAGCGCAGACAGTAAAGGTGATTTACTACCTGTACCTGAATGGATATTCGCTTACGGAAATTGCAACCCTTTTGATGGAGTATAGCCGTAAGACGAAGCTGGGGCGTGTGGAGTGGAATCCCGGTACACTTGCAGGTGTTCTGGCAAATGAGCGCCATTGTGGTGATGTACTGGCAAGAAAGACCTTTACACCGAACTTTTTGACACATAAATCAAAGAAAAACAATAATGACCGGACACAGTACAGGCAGAAGAATCACCATGAAGCCATTGTTTCCAGAGAAGTTTTCAATGCAGCCAATCATCTGCGGGCATCCCGCAATTATTCAAAGAAAAACAGACCCTTGCCCGTGTTAAGCGTGGTTGAAGATGGGATTTTGCGAGGATATGTGCCTTTTGATAAGGATTGGACAGGTTTTTCGGCAGAAGAATACAGGGAAGCCTCTGAAAGCGTGATGAAAGAACCGGATGCCACTGTTGCTGCGGATGTGAAAAAACGTCTTGATCTGACGGGCTATGAAGTGGTCAGGGCACAGTATTTTTCTACCATGCAGAATCCGGCCATGACGATTTCTAATGGACGATTGCGCTTTAACACCGCTTGCTTGAAAAAGTTTGAAAATGTTGAATATGTGGAGCTGCTGTTAAATTCTGTTGAACGCTGCATTGCCATTCGCCCCTGTAACAAGAATAATCCAAACGCGATCCGTTGGGGCAGACTGAAAGAGGGACGTTGGTGTGCAAGCACTTTGGGCTGTCGTGGACTTGCAAAGACTTTATTTGACATCATGGAATGGGATGAGGATTTGCGTTATCGGTTTCGTGGTCAGTTTTTGGAACAGGGCGATAACAAAATGATGCTGTTCGCATTTGATGAGCCTGAAATGATTAAGGTGGAAGAAATCGTTCTGCCTCCAAAGGAAAACACCGAAGAAGATGAGGGCGAAACGGTCAGAAAGAAGATTTACATTTTCCCACCAGAGTGGGCTGGGACATTTGGACAGCCGATTACAAGTATTGCGCAGGTGGGTATCTTACGGCAGGAGCATTATGCCGGAAACTGGGATGTATTTCGTCCTGCGTCGGAGATAGAGGAAATGAACACATTTACGGCAGAAAGTCTAAATAAGTTGCTCCATGAAGCGGAGAAGATAATGGAAGGATGGACTGATTATAGATGAATGAAGAAAACACAACAATCATGCCGCCAGAGAAGGAGATTGTGCAGGATGATAGAGACGCACGGGCGGAAGAACTGGAAAGTGCCTTTTCGTATGATGGCTACCAGGTCGTGCGAAAGGAACTGTTCGCCCATCTGCGTGACCCGGCAATCGTGATTCGTAAAGATAGTATCACATTCAATACAGCCTGTATCACAGGGCTGGAGGATGTGGTCTACGTTCATGTCATGTTCAACAATGATTTGAAGCGTATCGTTGTTCGTGGGTGTGATGAAAATGACAAGGACGCTCTGCGTTGGTGCGTGGCAAAACCGGATAAGCGCAAAAGCCGGAAGATGTCCTGCAAGCCATTTGCGACTTTAGTTTATCAAGAAATGGGATGGGACAGCGAGTGCCGATATAAAATGTTAGGGTACAGGATTACATTTGAGGGTGAAACTTTGTATGTTTTTGATCTTCTTGTGCCAGAAATTTTCCATGAGGGACAGAGAAGAAAAAAGAATGCAGCAGATTCGCAGGATAATACTGCAGCAACAAAACCTGTGGATAGCCGCAAAGGATTCTACCCAGATGATATTGTGGGAACTTTTGGTGTGCCTGTGGAAGAACACCGAAAAGAATCTGAAGTCCAGCAAATGGATGGGTATGTGTCAATGGGGATTCTAACAGGAAAGATCGTTCCTGAAGCTGGAAAGGACTGATTGCCGGTTGCATAAGTGAATAGTCTGTCCATTTGCGGGAGGTGAGCAGTATGCAGAAAACAGAACAGAAAACGGAGCAACAGGCAGGACTTGGCATGAGTTTCTGCGAGGAAGAGGGACGAATCACGGTCTTCAGAAAAACGCTGGAAGCGTTAGAATGGCCGTCACACTATCGGTTTCTGTATAATCGCAAAATGAAACAGATAGCTGTACAGGCGTGTGGAGCAGAAGAATCAGGAGCGCATCGTGTGGGAAAGCCGGATGAATCCAATAGCGATGAAATCAAGTGTATGGCATTGGTTCGCATGATTTACGGGGATTCTGGGTGGGACAAGAAAATGTCCTATCGGCTGCTCGGAAGAGCTTTTCCACAGCAGCGGCTTGTTTCGTTTAAGATAACGGATGCGATGCAGATAGAAAACGGGAGAGTGCTGACTGAAAATGTGAATCTTACATCAGTTGGTTCCAGAATAATTAGTTGTCCATGATATAACAGTGGCGAAGAATGCGATAATATGGACAACTCCACGCAAGAAAAGTTTACAGTTAGTCGCTTGATGCGGGCGGTGAATTATGGTAAGATGGAAGCACAATAGGAGAGTTTACGCTCTTGTTGAATCTACTGCGAGAAAGTGAATGCCGATGGAAAAGCAAGGCACAGTGGAAAATTAGCTTGCCCACACGATAGATCAGACAGAGTATGATTCGAGATATGACAGAACAGCGAAAAAGCTGTTGGCAAACAAACAGATTCTGGCACAGATCATGAAAGGCTGTGTGAATGAATACAGCGATTGTACCGTAGATGATATTGTTGAGAAATACATCGAGGGAACCCCGGAGGTTGGTTCTGTTGGTGTTCATGTCGATGATACGAACAGACCCAAAAAGTCAACAGATGTAATCAAGGGCAGTAACAACGAGGATTCTACGCTGACCGAGGAAACATTGTTCTACGATGTTCGCTTTGACGCAATCGCACCGAAATCTGCGGACAGCACAGAACAGGAAGAAGTCATTCGTCTGATTATCAATGTGGAAGCACAGACAAAATTCAAGCCGGAATACCCATTGACGAAACGGGCAATCTATTATTGTAGCAGAATGATTTCTGCACAGCACGGCCCGATTTTTACAAAATCCGAATACGGGAAAATTCGTAAGGTCTATTCGATTTGGATTTGTACCCAGCCGTCAGATGGTTTTGAAAACACGCTTACCCGGTACTCCATTAAACCGGAACAGTTGATTGGAGAAGTGCAGGAAGAAACCGAAAACTACGATTTGATGAGCGTTGTAATGATTTGCTTAGGCAAGCCAGGGACGGAGAATCACAAAGGAATCCTGAAATTCATGGAAGTGCTGTTATCTTCCACAAGGTCGGGTTCGGAGAAGAAGATTCTGAAAGAAGAGTTTGGCATTGCAATGAGCGAAGAACTGGAAAGAGAGGTGCTTGAAGTGTGCAATCTTAGTCAGGGCGTAAGGCAGGAGGGCATCGAAATTGGTGAAATTCGGATGCTGGTTCAGCTTGTTCGAGAAGGTGATTTGTCGCTGGAACGTGCTGCAACGAAAGCTAAAATGACTGTTGAACAGTTTAAGAAAGTGATGGAAGATACCCCATTGCAGGCGGTATAAAACAAAATAGCATAAAATGACAGATAGCCCCACAAGGCTCTGATGATTCAAAAAATTGTCAGAAAAACCTTGTGGGGCTTATTTTTTTGCCTTTTTTGAGAAATTTGTTGCCCCTATCTTGACATCAGGGGGACTTGCAGCGGTAAGCTCTTCCTTTTTCGCAGCACTTTGTAGTGCATTTGGAAGATATGATGTGGTGCATATCCATGCGGAAGGTCCAGCTTTTTTCTGTTGGATATCCGCACCCACAACACCGACTTAAAGAAGCGGCTTGCCGCCTACGCCGGACAGCACCCCGACCAGTGCCGCCAGACCGACGCAGACCCCGAAACGGGCT